GCCATATGACTCATTACGGCCTTAGCAACACCGACCATGCGGCTAATGATGTAAGCTAACCCTGCGTTTACAACAAGGTTATCAACCTCGCGTTTTTCTTTTGTTTGCCCGTATTGATCTGTAACTACAATACTAAGACGACCACGCGAACGAAGGTTTTCAATTTTATTCATCACAACTTCCTTTATGAAAAAGCGCGGGACTCGCCCACATAGTCTTCTAAAAAATAACTCATATCAACAGTGTAGCCTTGGCTATACAACGTACCGGAACTAGCTGCTGCGGGAATCTCAGCTAGTATTTTTGACATCACGTAACTACGATCCGCATCCAACAAAGCCGCTTGATTTTCTAGTGACTTAAAGAATTGAATCAACTGATCATCTTCTGACAACGCTCCGTTTACATCGTCTGTAACATTAGTGCTCTCAGAAAAACTACGTTGAAAAGAAATTGATTTGGCATCAGCGGTAGACACAGCATCAGGAACAGGTTTAGAAACTTGAAACACAACCTGCGTTCCTAAAGTATATGTTTGGGCGCCGGGTGCTCCAACTACGTAATCTGCGTCAAAATACAACTGGTCATCAAAAGTTGCTACCGCATCAAATAGACCCTTGTTAGGCACAATGCCAATGCTTTCAGATGCTGTTGCGGAATCACTCAGCGGCTTACTTGTTGCGCGACTTAAAGCGTCAGCAGTGCTTGCTGTATCTGTAAAAAACAAAGCTTTTATAAAATTCCCAACTACAACAACAAGTCTTTTAGAAAGCGCAACTGTCCGCAGCCGAATATAACTAACCGAAGTTTTTAGTTTCATGTAAAATCTTCTCGAACAGTAAATTGCAGCAGGTCAAAAATTGTTTCCCGCAAACCGGATTGTAGCAAAGTCTCAACTTCACCCTCATACTCGCCAGCGGCAAGGTCTAAATCTGTAGCTTGCCAAGCTATAACGGCAATTCCGTTGGTAGCAGGAGCAGTAATAGTAGCGTTACGGCTTACCAAAACGGTTGTTGTGTCAACTGCACGAAGGTGCAAAGTGACCGTTGCCCCCGTCAAATCAACGGCACTACCAGTCAGTGAATCAGTAAGTGTGAGCCGGAGTTGTGGGCCAGTATCATTACGTACAAGTTGAATTGTAGACATATCAGGCTCCAAAAGGCTGCATCTGAATACGCAACATGCCGCGAGAATTGCTTAAGTTTGCCCGTGCTCTACGCTCTGCGGTCTGCGAAAGAAATTGCTTGGCGTGATATGCAGCTAACTCACGATCAGACCAGTTTGCATTGGGCAATACCAATAGTTGCTGCAATGCACCGTGCATGATGACATCTTCAAGATCATCAAACACTACATCATCCATAGCTGTAGCAGAACGTGTAGGTTTTAGTGCGTAAAACTGTCTCATGGTGTAGGTACGTTCTGCATCCGGCAACGGCAGCACTATAAATTGGTCAGGAGAAATTTGCGCGATAGAGCGTGGCTCTGAACCGAACTCTGCAATATCTTGATTTGTAGTGTACTTATCCGCCCATTCAGGATATAGCATCAACGCTTTATCTAGCGTCAAAGGTTCGAGAGTTTGATTGTTCATCAAAGAACTAAACACAACATGAACCTGCGTATCAAAAGGTTTGCGGTACGTATACAAACATGTGCCGGGTGTTAGATTAAACACAGGCTGTTGATACCGATACGCTAAAGTTTTTTCACAAGCTTTGATAGCTGAGTCACGTATGTACTGAATAATTGTAGGGCGCGGACATCCGGGCACACTCGGCTGTAGCCTTGGAACAAGCGTAGAAAAATCTCTAGTAGACATTAGACCACCTGTCGCGGGTCAAGCCCGCCTTCTTCTGTGTCTGTAATGACACGGGATTGCAAACCAACGCCCAAAGTCTGTACAAAAGAATCTTGAAACAATTTAGCACGCCCAGAATTTACGTGCTCGTTATCAATAGACTCAGCTAAAAATACTGTGCCATCTACAAGAACAGTAAAATACGCATTGGGGAGGGTAATCGTGTCATTGAGTGTAAACTCTGCGGGGGAGGCTACGTATTCACCTACTAATATTGTACTCGCAATTGGTGCTGGGTATACAAAAAAGTTTGTCGGGTTGCGCACATGCCGCATAAAATTTATTGGCACATCTGGCGGCTCAGTTACCCAGTTAGGGTAATTTTCGTTAAGTGTTTTACGCGACACTTCAACTACTGCATCCCCGCCTTTGACATTAAAAATTTCTACCAACCGAACTGCGCCTGCGGGACAATTTTGAAACACCGTAGACGCAGTAAGCGGAATATCACCAATCGTTGTAAATAAATCCGGACGAAGTAACACCATACGTTTAATTGTTTGATTTACAAAACCCGTAAGAACTGCGTCGCTGTAACGAAACGTAGCTGTAGTGTCCTGTATCAAACGCCTAACTTCGGTGATGACTTCATTCGGTGTCATTTAGGGTAGTCCTCGGGAGGCTTCCGCAGCTAATTCTGGCGCAGTATGTGGTGGAGCTTCTGGAATACTAGCAGTTGAAAGATCAAGTGCCCCTTTCTTTTTACGTCCAAACGGCGTTGCAGCTTCGCTAACTTCTTCAATGCGTTGTACAGCAGCCGGAGGAATAAACCGTTCCGGGTACGCAATCTCTTCGGTCACCACTTCGCACTCAGAATTCTGCGCTAGGATGGGATTAAAGTCATAGATAAAACCATCTTTTTTGACCCGAATATACATCTTGCTCATTTTTTACTCTTCGCCATCATAGCAAGAACTTTAGGCGGCATAGATTTTTTTTCTTTGTCTTTCATCACTTTGCCTCCGTCCTTATAGGACATTGGTTTTTTAACCGCGCCTCCGGCTTTGTAAGACATAGGCTTCTTTTCTTTCATCATCATTCCGGGCATAATAAACTCCTTTGGTTACAACTACAATAATAACACCCACTATCCCCGCACTACAATCCTTCTCCGGGAGTTACATACACTACCGAAGTACCGGAAGCGGTTTTACCGGTAAAAAATGATCCTGCTGGAAATCCAAGAACAGTAACAGAAGCAGGAGCAAGCGGAACTGCACCTGCGCCAATTGACGCTGCTTTAGTCTTAGCCGTTGCATCATCTACTCCAACACCTAATAGTACAACTTCTGCGTCTACATTATGTATCCTGTACTGATACGCTGGACGTGTGGTAGGGGCAGAGGACGGAGCCTGAGCAGATGTTGGAACAGTGCTGGCTGCGGTAAATGTTACCGTAAGACCCAATGGACTAAATGCAAGTGCGGCTGCTGGCATATCAAATTCCTCTAGTTAAATTAACGATACCTTGCGGTTTTTGCGGCAACCGTTTTGGGTTGAGCTACGAATTGTTTTCCGGCGGCTTTTCCCACCCGTTTAGCTTTGGTTGTCGCTGCATACTCAGCAGGGCTGAGAGATTTAATCGCAGCTTCCGGTAGATACCTTTCACCTGTTTTAGAAGACGGTTTTCCACTTTTGGTTCTCCATTTTTGGTCACCCCAATCTTTGAGAGACTGCTGCGGGGCTTTCATTTCATTTCTTTTTGGGCGGTGTATGCGTCAATGGCTTGCTGGTGGGTGTGTGTTTTGCACCCGTCATCAGTTTGCTGCCAACCTTGTGGGTTTCGCCTTTGTGCAACTTGCCACTAGGCAAGTAGTGTGGTTTGGTCTTGCTCATTTGTACCCTCCGCCTGCGTCTTTATATCGTTTAGCAACAAGTTGTGCTTTGCGTGCGCTCCATTGTCCCGCACCCGTACCCTGTACCGCAGCAGCTTTGACACTGTTGAAGATGCGTTTGCGCATCTCAGGCTTGGTGTAATTGCCAGCCGCATTGACTGTAGATTTGGATTTAGGTGTGGTCGCCATATTAGCACTTCCATGCTTTCAATGATTTATTGATCCGGCTATTAGGATCATTAGCTGTTTTAGCAGAAGTTAGCTTCTCTTTCATGCCAGTCATTCTGGCACAAAACGAATCTTTGCGCGGCCCACCTTCAGGCTGCGGGGCTTTTAGTCCGGGCTTACCGGGGTTGGCCTTGTTGTAGGACGCTCGCCCTGCGGCATTTAAGCCACCCTTAGGGTCTTTACCTTCCTTGCGTTGCCATGCTGGTGTCTTAGCCACTACGCTACCGCTCCTTTCAGTACAACAAACTGAAGAGTTGGACTTTCGCTGGTTATGGCCCCAGTGCTAATATTACCTACTGAAATAGTACATGCTCCCGCAGAAACTGTATTTACTTGCGTAACGTAGTATTTGCGTGTACCTGCTGCTAACGAGCCGCCGTTTTTAATGCACAGCGTAATTACATCGTTTGCTTCAATAGTGCTATTGGTCAGAACAAATTGATCTGCATCATTTCCAGCAACGCCAACGGCAAATAAAACAATCTCGCCTGTAATCTTGTTGAGCGTAACACCAGTGGCGCGACTTGTTGCTTGCGTTACAGTACCGCCCGTGCCAGTGGGGTAACCCATCTTGCCGGAGCTAAGGGTCTGTCCTGTACCCTTGGGTGTGATGTTGATGTTGATGTTGGCGTCGGTGCCATCAGCAGCCAGTGTGCTACCATTAAGATTGCA